TAGGGTGCCGGTGACTGCGAGGCCGGTGGTAGAGATATATACGCAATTTGCAGGGGCAGCGGGGTCGATGTAGAACGGGTTATTGCCGTTGGTGTTATTTCGGATTGCAAAATACCCGGCTGCTAAATTGCCGCCACCACCTGAAATTAAGTCATAGGTTTTTTGCCCAGTCGTAGTTAGTCGGACAGTAGCTTCCGTAGCTGTTTGCGTGTACAAACTTGTGCTAGTTAGGGTGGTAAATGCCCCCGTAGTAGGCGTTGTAGCCCCTACAGTGCCGTTGATGTTGATGGAGGCTGTGCCGGTCAGGTTGGTCACAACACCGGAGGATGGTGTCCCGAGCGCAGGGGTGACCAGCGTAGGGCTGGTGTCCAGTACAACCGATCCCGTACCGGTAGACGTGGTTACCCCTGTGCCGCCAGATAGGACTGGGAGTGCAGAGCCGAGGGTCAGTGCTGTGAAGTGGGTTGCGCTGTCAATAACGTCCGTGGCGTTACAGTACAGGATCATGGTCTTGCCATTGGGTACGGAAATACCTGCGCCTGCCGTGGTTTTTACCGTGACTGCAAAGCCGCCTGTACTCAAGTTGCGGACGATGTAGCTTTTGGAAGATGTGGGAACGATGATGTTCCGTGCTGCCGTCAGGGTCAGGGTAGATGGAACAAGCAGGGCCATGTACCGAGCTTCGTTTGCTGCACTGCCGTTCCCGGTTGTCAGCGTGTAATCGGCATTGGTCATTGCTGTCAGCGACACTGTACCGGCTACAGACTCATCCAGCAGAGCAGTAATCTGTTGGTTTACAACATCGCCCCATGTACCCGCTTCCGTACCCGTTGTAGGTAATGCAAGTTTTAAATTTCCGGTGTACGTAATGGTCATGGTTAGCTCCGAATGAGGGCGGTAGTCGATGTGTTAGCTGGCATGGTAACCAAGAACGTAATCACTGAAGTCTTGTCTGCCCCGAAATCAAGTACCGCGATAGCCTTGTTGCCTTGAGAAGCGTTGTAGATTAAAGCTCCCCGTGCAGTGAGAGCGCCAGACCAAGAGGCGTTGGCAAAGTTTACATAAGCTATCTGCCCCGAGGTGCTGACGGTTATCCCGGTCATTACTACACCCCCGGCGGTGTATCCCGTACCCGTTATCTCATTGGACGTTGTGTAAACAGTCGTTGAATCATCCAGTGTGGCATTGTTTGTGTACAGTGCAATCTTGATGGTGTCCGTTACAAGGTTGTGAACCGCTTCGTAGAGTTGTGCCTTAAAGCTACTGCATAGCGTTTGGGAAATGCTCATTACAGCACCTGTGTTCTAGGTTGTCCGCTTCGATAGGCATCTTGCCGCAGTTTGCCGTCACTAAGGTTCTTGAGTAGAGCAATGGATTGAACGTACATGTCTTGGTACATCTTCACCATGTCTGGCTCACCCTTCATAAAGCGAATAGCCTCAACCAAGGCACCGTTTAACAGGGCGGAGTCAAAGTTCTCGCCAAGCCATGTATCACCAGCAGTAACAATGCTTTCGGGGTAGAAGAAGTAATTCAGTTCTAACGTGTAAGCTAGGTCTGGTGTTGGGCCAAAAGAGAACCTAATCTCATTGGCATCACCAACTTGCGGACCAAAGATAGCGTAGTATTTCGGCAACCCCGTAGCTGCTACAGTGGGATACGCTTCCCGAATGAAGTTCACATCTTTGTTTAAAAGGTATGTGTACGAGCTAGTTGTGGGATGAATAACCGCCAGATCAAATGCAGACAAGAAATCTGCCGGGGCATTTGTGTACATACTGGATGGCGTAAGCACACTCGTGGTATTTTTGCGGAGCGATGGCAGTTGAGCAGTGTTGTATATGCGCTGTTCTGCCTGCTGTGTAAACAGCTTGAGCATGTCCGCTGTGAACGTGTTCTCACAAACGTCCGCAATGTTTGCACAAAGCTCTGCGTAAGTCATGCCATCGGACCCCTGCTCATGGTGCCTTTAGTCGCGCAGCCAGCACCGCGCATCTTGATGCCAGAGGTCTTTACACCGTCGTAGTCCTTGTTGCGGTACACGCCAACTGATACGCTGTCATCAGCTAATTTAGCCTGATCGCCGCCATCGTAACCAGCGCTTTTGATGCTGACTTTACCGCCAGTCATTGTGTGAGGTTCTGCGTAAACAGCGGCGGAGCCCACTTCTTTACCCATAAGTTTTTGACTGAACTTAGCCATTATTTGCTCCGTTTCTGGTTCACGACCTTAGCCATGTTGCGACCGTACTTGAGCATGTCCTCATTGGTCTTGCCGCCGTTACCTTTACCGCCTTTTTGGACGGGGACAGTTTTCTGAGTAGCCATAAGATTCTCCTTACGTTAAAACGATTGTAACTTGCCCTACTGCGGATTGACTTACCAAATAGTTAGGGGTCAGCACCGCATCAAACTCTCTGGAGCCACCTACAGGTGCCCAACCCCACTGAATATCCCTGTTCTCTACATAGCCAGCAAAGTCTGGTCTAGGGTTGCGTACAGCCTGCGGATCAGACACCGGGTACATACCAAGCTGTAACTGTGGGTGGTCAGCCTCCCAGCAAGTACGGCAGACCTTTACATTGATCTGCTTGGTCTTGAGAACCAGTTCTTTCAGTTCCTTCAGCTTATACCGAAAGCCGCACCTATCGCACTCAGCGATGGCTTTTGCGCCAACGGTGAATCTATTTGCCATTACGCAATCTCCATCTATTTGCCATTACGCAATCTCCATCTTATGTTGGGTCTTTATGTGGCATATCAACTCAGGAACATCTGCCTTGGTACCAGCCTGATGGCAGCTTTGTCCCTATCTTCATCCGCAGCTAATCCCCAAGCAATGTCATACTGGTCTTTTAAAACACCCATGCGCTCCATAGCTCCGGGTATCTTCATGGAGAGGTAATACGCTAGTCCAGCTACCAAACAAGGTAGAAACCGGAACGGCACGTCCATTGTGTTTACACCGTTACCTGCATCCTGAATCCTGCGTAGCCGCCAGTACACAAAGGAGTAGGACTGTGATCCATCGGGAATAGGCCAGAGCGTGACCGTAGGTATGTCTTCCTGCCGGTTGATGTAAACCTGAATGGGCCTAGCCTGCGTCAGCTTGTTGGGGATGGTTGAGTACGTGGATACACTAATCCGGGTAATGGTCAAATCAGCTTGAGTGGATACATTGCCTGCCCCGGTACGGATAACGTGTTCCAAGAGGTCTACGGTGTAATCCGGGAGGTTGTATGTGGCTGTACCTTGAACCAATGCAATTGACCCTTGTTCTACCGTCCACAAATTAACTCCGCGATTAGCCCAATCAGCAAACATCAAGTTCATTGACCGACGGGCGGTTCTAAGGTCATAGCCAGTGCGTAGCTCTGCACCACAGCGTTCAAACGCTTCCTCGACTATCTCACTGAGGTCGAGATTAAAAGCTGTAGTGCCTGAAGTTGCCATGGTTTACTTTGCGGTTAGTGCCGATTGTTTAAACGCTTTGGCTGTTGGCGCACCCGGTTTACCAACTTTACGCATTTTCTCACCAGAGCCTTCAGCAATCCGCTTACGTTTTGCATGAATGTTTGCATAGAGCCCCGTCTCTCCACCCGCTTTGTACTGAGTGAAGTCGGTCTCGTCACGCCTAGCTTTACGCTTTGCGCTTGGCATTTTTGATGGGTTAATGTCACCCATGCCACGGCTTGCTCTCATATCAGCACACCTTACAGCGAGTTTTACCCCGCTGGGCTATACCGTCTGCCCGTGAAGATACAGCACCACCGGAAGCGAATTTGCTAACCATCCCGCCTTTTTTCATTGGTTTGTCGTAGCCAATGCGTTTGGTCGGTGATGGCAAAGCTAATTGTTTAGCGCGTCCCGGAAGTTCTCGTGGTACTTCTTTAATAAGCTCCAGTTCTTTCTCGGTATAAGTTGGGTCTGGCCGCTCTAATCGCTTGGCTGCTGTTTTAGCTCCACCGCGATTAGCCAGTCCTTTAGCTAATTTGGCAATGGTTTTAAGACCACCGCCCGCCACTCCACCAGCTATATCTAATTCAGGGCGAGAAGCCTCTAGCGCCTGTTCCTTTTCTTTTGCCCGACGCCGCTCTTTTGCTTCGGGAGAGGTTTCGGCTTCTTGCGCTCTTTGATACTGTTGCTCTTTGCCATAAGCGTTAGCGGAAGGAGTTGCAGTAGCCGAGCCGCCGCGCCGTGTAAGCCCCTGCTGTTTGTTCATGTAATCACGTAAGCTCAAGCCCGACTTGGCAAGTTCTTCCTTGGTGACGCCTTTGGGCTCGGCATCGGCATCGCGCATGGCCTTGAGCGTGTTTTCACCCCGCAATTCCGTTGCTAAGTCTTCGCCTTGGTTAGCCATTTCCATTGCGTCAGCGTCACCGCCGTCCGCGAATCTGCGTTTCTTCATGTCAACTCCTTAGCAGGCCATGCCGCCGCTTTTCATTTTGATCTGCGTAGCTTTGGTCTTGCCTTTGGAAGCAATACCGTCCGCCGCCCGGACGTATCCGCCGCCTTTGAGGCCGGCGTGCGCTTTGGACGCGGGCTTACCGGCGTGTTTTGCCAATGCGTCTGGCGCAGCGC